CCGACGGTCGATGCCATCTACGCCGCCTATGAGGCGGCGGCAGATGCCGGCTATCGGGCCCATCTCGGGGCCTCGCTGATCGGCACCGCCTGCGAGCGGGCCATCTGGTTCAGCTTTCGCTGGGCCAGCCGGGCGCGCCACACCGGCCGGCTGCTGCGGCTGTTCGAGACGGGGAACCTGGCGGAGGCGCGGTTTGTCGCAGACCTCCGCCGGATCGGCGTCACCGTCCTTGATGTCGACCCGGCCACCGGGCGGCAATGGACCCTCCGCGATGCCGGCGGGCATTTTGGCGGCAGCATGGATGCCGTCGCCCTCGGCTTTCCGGAGGCGCCGCGCAGCTGGCACGTCTGCGAGTTCAAGACCCATAGCGAGAAGTCCTTCCTCGCGCTGCAGCGGCATGGCGTCGTTCAGGCCAAGCCGCTGCACTGGGCCCAGATGCAGGCCTATATGCAGCTCGCCGGGCTCGATCGAGCCTTCTACCTGGCGGTCTGCAAGAACACCGATGCGCTCTACCAGGAACGCATCCACCACGATGCCGAGGCCGGGCTGCGTACTCTGGCCAAGGCCTCGCGCATCATCGGCGCGGCCCGGCCGCCGGCCCGCATCAGCGACGATCCCACCTGGTGGGAATGTCGCCTCTGCGACCACCACGCGGTCTGCCATGGCGGGGAGAGCCCGGAACGGCATTGCCGCTCCTGCCTGCACGCCTCGCCCGTCACGGAGGGCGCCTGGCACTGCGCCCGGCATGGCACGCCGCTCGACCGCCAGACGCAGCAGCAGGGCTGCGCGGCGCATCTCTACATCCCCGACTTCATCGCGGGCGAGCAACGCGACGCTGGCGAGGATTGGGTCAGCTACCGGCTGCCGGACGGCACCGAATGGCGCGACGGGGTGCCCGAGTGATGGAACTCCGCCCCTATCAGCGCGCCGCCATCGACGCGCTCTACGCCTATTTCGCAAGCAAGACCGGCAATCCGCTCGTCGTGATCCCGACAGGCGGTGGCAAGAGCCTGTGCCTGGCAGCATTTATCCAGGAGGCGCTCACCGCCTACGCCGAAACCCGCATCCTCATGGTCACGCACCAGCGGGAATTGATCGCGCAAAACTTCCAGGCGCTGCTGCGCGCCTGGCCCGAGGCGCCTGCCGGCATCTACTCAGCCGGCCTCTCCCGGCGCGACATCCACGCGCAGATCCTCTTTGCGGGGATCCAGTCCGTCCACCGCCACGCCAGCCGCGTCCAGCGCTGCGATCTCGTCCTGATCGACGAGGCGCATCTGCTGGGCCGCAGCGACAGCGGCATGTACCGCGCCTTTCTGGCTGAGCTGAACGCCATCAACGCCGGACTGCTCAAGGTCGTGGGCTTTACCGCTACCCCCTACCGCCTCGACAGCGGCATGCTGCACGAGGGCAAGGACCGGCTCTTTACCGATATCGCCTACGAGGTGCCGGTGCTGGAGATGATCCAGCAGGGCTACCTCGCCCCGGTCATCCCCAAGCAGACCACCACCCAGCTCGACGTCGCCAGCGTCGGCACGCGCGGCGGCGAGTTCATCGCCAAGGATCTCGAGGCCGCCGTCGACCGCGATGAGGTCACCCAGGCCGCGGTGGCCGAAATCATCGAGCACGGCCAGGGGCGCGGCTCTTGGCTGGTGTTCTGCTCCGGCGTCGCCCACGCCCGGCACGTCCGCGACGCCATCCGCGAACACGGTATCAGCTGCGAGACGGTGACCGGCGACACGCCCGGCCCCGAGCGCGATCGCATTCTCTCAGCCTTCAAGCGGGGCCAGCTCCGCTGTGTCACCAACGCCAATGTGCTGACCACCGGCTTTGACGCCCCGGGCGTTGACCTGATCGCCCTCCTCCGGCCAACCAAAAGCGCCGGCCTCTACGTCCAGATGGTCGGCCGCGGCACCCGCCTTGCCGAGGGCAAGGAGGACTGCCTGGTACTCGACTTCGCTGGCAACACGGCGCGGCACGGTCCGATCGATACCGTCGACGGTCGCAAGAAGGAGAAATCCGACACCCCCGGCGAGGCGCCGATCAAGGTCTGTCCGGAATGCGAGACCATCAACCACGCCAGCGTACGCCGCTGCATCGAATGCGATCATGAGTTCCCGCCACCGGTCGTGAAGGTGGCGTCACAGGCGGCATCGGACGCGCTGCTCTCCACCCAGGTCCAATCGGCTTGGTGCGAAGTCACCGGCATCAGCTACGCCCGCCACGAGAAAGCCGGCAAGCCCGCCTCCCTCCGCGTCACCTATGAATGCGGCCTGGCGCGGCACAGCGAATGGGTCTGCCTCGAGCATACCGGCTATCCGCGCGAGCGTGCCGTGCAGTGGTGGGGGCGCCGGGCCGCCGGGCTGCCGATACCAGCGCGCGTCGATGAGGCGCTGGCGCAGACGGCCGCGCTGCGGGTGCCGATCGGCATCCAGGTCCGCCCGGCGGGCCAGTACACCGAAATCACCGCCGTGCGGTTCGTGTGACATGCCGCACCTGCCCCCGCCCCGCCCAGCATTGGCTCTGGTGGCATCCCGCCCGGACGCTCCGCGTCCATTGGAGCGCGCCCTCCTGCTCCCCTTTTTGCCTCAGCCTCTGGAGGGAACGCCGCATGGTTGATCCCAACGACCAGGAAGTCGCCGCAATGCGCGCCGCCGGCGATATCGCCGGGCAATACATCGACGCCGTCGGCCGCACCGACATGGCCAGCTGGTCCGAGCCGGACTGGCGCGGCTTTATCGAGGCGATCTGCGGCGCCTATGTCGACGCCCTCATCGAGCAGCAGATCGCCATCAACACGGCCCTCAGCAAAGTGCAGGGGCAGCCGGGATGAGCGCGCGGTCCTTCATGGCGGATTACGGCGAGCGCCTGGTCGAGAACGGCTATCCGATCATCCCCATCATGCCCGGCAGCAAGGTGCCGGGCCGCTTTACCGGCGGGGACTGGTCGCCCTATCCCGACTGGACCCGGCATTGCGATCGCCCAACCAAGGCCTTTGAGGTCGATATCTGGCGCCGCTGGCCGGGCTGCGGCGTCGGCATCGCCACCGGCGCCGTGGTGGGGATCGATATCGACCTGCTCGATGGCGCGCTGGCCATCGAACTCGCCGGGCTCGCCACCACCATGCTGGGCGAGACGCCCTGCCTGCGCATCGGGCGCGCCCCGAAACGCCTGCTCGTCTATCGCGCCGCCAGCCCCTTGGCCGGGCGCAAGCGCCACCCGGTCGAATTGCTGGCCCGTGGGCAGCAATTCGTCGCCTACGCCACTCACCCCGAGACCGGCCAGCCCTATGCCTGGCCGGAGGACAGCCTGCTCGACACCCCGCTCGATCGGCTGCCGGCGGTCGATGAGGCCGCCTGCCATCGCTTTCTGGAAGCCGCCTGGGCGGCCCTGCCGGAGGCGGCGCTGTCCAGCACCCTGCGGACGCCCACCTCCCTCCAGGGCGATGCCAGCGTGCCGCGCGATGCCACCTGGCAGGGCCCGAGCGATCCCCGCGGCACCCGCGACGCCATCGCCGCGGCGCTCGCCTGGCTACCGAATGACGACCTGCCGGGGAATGAGTGGATCACCATCGGCACCGCCATCAAGGCCGCCCTCGGAGAGGCAGGCCGCGACCTCTGGCTCGATTGGTCGAAATCCAGCAGCAAATCAAGCCAGTCCGGCAGGCCGGACACCGCCGAACGCCGCTGGGCGGGCTTTCGGCCGCATAGCGTCGGCGCCGGGACCATCTATCGCCTCGCCATCGATCGCGGCTGGGCGCCGGATCCCGCACTGACGCTAAACGGGACCGTCGCCGAGCAGCATGTGCAGCCGCATCCGGCGGCCGCGCTGCTGGCAAGCATCGCTCCCCGCCCGGTGACCAGCGCGCCGCCACCAACGCCCTACCGCATCCCGCCCGAGCTGCTGCAGGTGGATGGTGTGCTCGGCCAGTTCATCGCCTACGCCACCGCCAGCGCGGTCAGCCCGCAGCCCTTCCTCGCCCTCGGCGCGGCCATCTGCCTGGTCGGCGCCATAGCCGGCCGCCGGTATCGGACGCCCACCGACCTGCGGAGCAACATCTACGCGATCGGCATCGCCGACAGCGGCGGCGGCAAGGATCACGCCCGCCGCTGCGCCAAGCGCGCCCTCTATGCCGCCGGGCTCGATCGCTACCTCGGCGGCGAGGACTTCGGCTCATCGGCCGGGCTGCTGACGTCGCTACAGCGCCATCCCGCCCGCCTCTTCCAGGTGGACGAATTCGGCCAGTTCCTGAAACTCGTCCTGCACCAACGCGCGCCGGCCCATAAGGCGGCCATCTGGTCGGAGCTGACCAAGCTCTACACCTCGGCCGCCGAGCCCTACATCGGCGCGGAATATGCCGACCAGAAGGCGCGGCCGCGCGTCACCATCGAGCAGCCCTGCGCCTGCATCTGGGGCGTCACGGTCCCGGGGCCGCTGTGGACGGCGCTGGAAGGCGGCGCTCTGGCGGACGGCTCCATCGCGCGGTTTCTCGTCTTTCTGACCGAGGACGACTACCCCGGGCGAAATGAAGACCCGGCGCCGATGGACCCGCCGGCCGACCTGGTCGCGGCCTTACCGCGGATCGCCCGGGGCGTCCCTGGCCACAGCCACGGCGGGAACATCGCCGACGCCATGGAATCCTCAGCGCCGATCATTGCCTACACGGTGCCCCTGACGGCGGACGCGGAAACCGCCATGGCACGCGTGCGGCGCGAGGCAACCGACCTCCTCCGATCGCACCGTGGTACTTACGCCACCGCGCTCTTTGGCCGCTACGCGGAGAATACCGCGAAGCTCGCCATGATCGCTGCCGTCAGCCGTGACCCCGCCCGGCCCATCACCCAGGCCCGCGACGTCACCTGGGCCGCAGCGCTCGCCGAGCACTGCATCGGCACGCTGCTGCGCGAGGCCGAGCGGCTCGTCGCCGACACGCCGGCGCATTCCCGCATCAAGAAGGTGCTCGAGGTGATCCGCAAGAACGGCCGGATCAGCCGCAGCGCCTTCGTCCGAAAGACGCAGTTTCTCTCAAAGGCAGAGCGGGAGGACGCCATCGCGACGCTGCTCGACAGCAACCAGATAGCGATCGAGACCACGCAGAGCGCGTCGGGTCCGGGCACCAGCTGGATCATCGCCACCGAACCACAGGAGGGCTTGAAGAGTGATGCTGCATAACGCGCGCAAACCCGCAGGAAAGGGGATTCTTCAACTATTCAACTCTTCACGCGGGCGTATGCAGACGTCCGCGCGGGGGTGCGGGGGAGAGAGACCCGTTGAAGAGTTTGAAGAATTGAATAGTTATAATAATCAATTAGTTAGACCCGTCCGACCCCCTCCACTCCTCACGACTCTTCAAGAGGCCGGTCGGGAGCGCCTGCCGTGACCCTCCCCGGCAGCCCTCAGCCGCCGCGGTCATCCCTCGACCGCAGCCGCTCCCCGACCACCAGCCCCGAGATGGAAACCCTGCGCCGGCGCGTCTGGCGCGAGCAGGGCGTCGTCTCCCTAGCGATCGCCGATATCACCGACCCTTGGCTCCGCCAGGCCATCCAGAACGAAGCCGTGCGCCGCTGGGGACCGCGGCAGCAGGAGAAGCACCATGGCCGCTAAGCGCAAATCCAAGCCGACCAAGCCGCGCGCCCTCGGCCCGTCGAAGTGGCGCCTCCAGCATGGCGACTTCAGCGAGCCGGTCCGCGAGGCAGATCCCGAAACCGGCACGCCGGTGCAGCACCGCCGCGCGATCGACACCCTCGCGCTGATGCTCCGCAACGGCACCATCACACAGGAGATGCATGATGCCGGCAGCACCTTCCGGGCGCTGTTCCGGCGGGCAGCCCTCGATGGCATGGCACGCGCGCCCCTGATCCGGCTCCCCGGCAAGAGCGCGGACACGATCTCGGAACGCAATGTCGAGGCGCGGCGCAAGGTCGGCGCCGCCCTCGATGCCCTCGGCGGACACGACAGCGCCGCAGGCTCCTGCGCCTGGTACGTGATCGGCCTCGAGATGTCGGTGCGCGAATGGGCCATGCGCCAGGGCTGGGGCGGCAA